TCAAATTCTTGCTTTTCGCTTTTTATGTTTCAAACAGAATGAAACAACCTCACCTGATACATATAAATCTTTGCTTTTCCCACCTGTCCGCCCAGAAATTGCCACAGCAGCGGGGAAGAAAGGACTAGCGATAACATTTCTGCGAGTATGATCCATACTAAATCCGAAATATTTGGCGACATCATCAATAGTCCATAATTCACGGCTATGTTCATTGATAATAGGTTTTTGCAATAAAGCCTCGATTGAAGCGAGTTTCTCCATCACTTGTTCATTCGTTATCATCACAAATCCCCCTCTTTCACAAACACGCCATCAATCATACGTCCCTTGCGGTCTTTGATTTCATTCCAAGCTGCTTGCACACAATCTGTTAGCATTAAATTATATTTTCTGCTAATTAATTTAAGTGATAAGCAAGGACACCCAAATATAGCATCAACTTTTGTCGGTATTTCTAGGTTTTGACCCATTAATTCACTTGCTAGCATACCAAGGCTAACGACTGTTTCTGCGATAATTTCTTCAACGTCTAATTTAAAAACAGGTTGAAATGAATCTAGATTACTAATTGTTTCTAAGACGCTATCAATATGATTTTGCTTAGCCAAAATCACCATCACCACAAAACAATCCCCAATGCTATCCTTAATTACATCAGGTTTATTTTTTGCTACGCCACTACATAGCTCACCAAATTCTTCCATCAATTTAATAAATTGTGTCTGCGGTGTAGAACCCTCAATCAAATTGCGATCTTCTGCCCATTGTTCGATGTTTTTGATAAGTTGTTGTAAACCTGCCATTTTTCTTTCCTTTCAATCTCTACGTTTAATCACATTAGGTACTTCCACAATTAGGACTCGCTCAGGTGGAATTTTTAAATATTTTCTGTAATGGTCTGCGATTTCTTCTGCTTCGCTATAAGTCACGGTTGTTCGACTTTCTCTCCCAACTTGCCATTCTCTAGCAAATTCACACTCCAGCACCACGTATCGCTTACTATCAATTAACTGAATATTGGTCATGGTATTTTCCTTAATCCTGCGGAATATTTTCGATCTTTACCCATTTAGGTTCATTACTAAGAGAACCAACAGCGTTTAACCATCTACGCCATAATGTTCCGTCATTGCACAGCGCAAAAATTGTTTCTGATTGTTGTAAATCATCGCAGTTTTTGTCATAAGTCATAGCTTCAGACACAGCAATCTGAATAATTTTTCTCATTTTTAACCTCTTTTTTGATTAATTAACCCTAAAATCCCCCAAGCTCTCGCCCCAACCAAAGGCTTGAGCCAACGGAATTTTTTCTTCTTTAATGAAAACTTCATCGTTTTCACAACAAATCCACCGATAGTCATTAAGCCGTAACCGTCCATGGCGCATTAAAAGGTCAATTTGTGACGGTTTTAATGGCGAACCGATAGGCAACATCAATAAATTAACTTGCTGTTCAATTTTTGAGCGGTTACAGTTATTGACACAAGTCCAAGCGGCGCGATGCGCCTTGTTTGTTTCGGTGGACTCCGAATTAAGTGCGGTGGAACCCAACGCACTTTTCGCTGATTTAATCACCCAGTTTTTTAATTTGGTGATGATTTTCTTTTCTGTGAATCTGTTTTTTACCCCCACAATTTTCTTACGAATCTCACCGTATTTATTCGGTTCGCATTCTTCGTACTCGATACAAATCGGCTGATCACAACGTTTTGTCATTGCGCCACATCGTATCCCTTATTTTGAGTTTGACACAAAAGAATATGAAGATTTATCGGTATTTGCAGATGCCATCCCTAAACTTACGGGCATTGGCGTGCAGATTTCGGAAAGTTGGGTGCGGGATAAATTAGGGATTCCTGAACCGCAGGAAGGTTAGGCGAAAGAGATTTAAAACGCCGTGGGATTGATAAGCCTGACGATAGTTCTGAATTTTTGGTGGAAGTAGAACGCCCTGCGGATAAGCAAGGTAATCGTGAAAAGACGGTAGGGTTTAAATTGCCTGATGGCACGATACGTGTGACGGATAAAGGCTTTGATTACAATGTAGGGCGATTAAACTACAAGCCTAATTTGGATCTTTATCCTGAAAAACTGGCGCATGCGTTTGCGAAAGTTGAGATGAAAGGTGGGGAGTTTAAGCACGATTTTGAATTGTTGGCAAAGCATGTAGCAGAGATGAAACAAACGCTCAGCCCAGATGGAAAAAAACTCACTGCTGAACAGATGTTACAGGTGCGAGATAGCCTTACCAAAAATTTTAAATTTGCGGCAGGTGTCTTGAGTGCGGAAAGTAAGGATTTATTGAAAAGCAAAACTGGCACAGTGTGGCTTTCTGATGATACTTTAATTAAGCAATTTAATAGTCGTGATGGGCAAGATTTTGGGATTGATGAGTATGAGGCGTTGCCAGATATTATCAATTCTCCCGAACATTTACTACAAGTGAAAGATTTTGCAGATCGTTACACCTTTATTCGACAAGGGAAAATGCTTGTAGTGAAAATATTACCAAAAGAAATCTTTGTGCTGTCGTTTAGACGAATAAAAGACAAGGAGCTTAAAAAGCTATTAGAAAAGGATTACGCACCTAGGTAG